ATTCCTGATGGCCCAGGCGGTGATGCTTCAGGTGGCATGGCTAGCGGTGGCGGCACTATTGACGTGAGCTACAGCGTTGAGCGAATCAATAACGTCAACTACGTCAGTGCTGCAGAGTTTGAGCGCGGTATGGCGCAGGCTGCAAAACGTGGCGCAGAGCTTGGCCGTCAGGGTGTTTACAGTGACCTTGTGAACAAGCGCAGTGTTCGTAGCAGGGTTGGCGTATGACGATCGAGGCGATAACAACGTTTATCTATTTTCAGGACGGCTCAGCCGATAAAGGCACCTTCCAAAACAGCAACACTGCTAGCCCTATCAGCCACTATCCAGGTAGTGACACGACGCTTGACGAAAAAAGCTATGAGTTTTTGCCGTTTGTCTACAACGGCGCAACCAAAAGCTTGTCTGGCGACAATCTTGAAAGCACGTTGACGTTTGCCTCAAACGTGCTGACAAGGGAAATTATCCACGAGGCTGCGACTCAGTTCTGGTCTGTTCAGGTTGACACGGTGCTTATGCACCCTGACACGTTTTTGCCTGATCGAACCCTGACGACTGAATACTGGATCGCCTCTAGTTTTAATTACAACGTTGAAGGGGTGCAGCTAACCCTGAGCACAGCGATTGACGCGGTTACTTCGTCCATCCCAAACAAAGTGCTTCGTTCGCAGGATGTTGGAGCGTTGCCCGTCACGGCACGCATAAGCAACGCTTGATAGAGCCATACCAGCTAATTGGCCTGCCTTATCGACTTGGTGCAACGCCTGAAAAACATGGTGCAGCTGATTGCCTGACTTTGGCAAAAGCGGTGTTGACTTGGTACGGAATCAGCTCACCAACACCACCGCGATCTTGGTACAGAAGACTGCGGGCCAAAGATTATTCAGTTTTTTGGGAACAGCTTGAGTTATGGGGCACAAAAACGGATGCCGCTAAAGTGGGCACAATCGGGCTTGTTCATGCTGCTGATGGCAGCTATGGGCTTGCTGCTTTCTATGACGACGGATGGCTGCAATTCAAGGATCGTCGAGTGATATGGATCCCCTGCAGCGGTCTTACTCCCGCCGCTCTTTACTGCCGGTAGAGCAGCAAATCATTGATATTCTCGGCCTAACGCTGGATGAGTACTGGCAGTTCTGCCGTCTTGCTGACTGCAAGGCTAAAGAGCGTGACAAAGCCTATGAGCTGATACATTACATCACTGCTGATGCAGTAGTCACTCCTTATCTAGTCAACATTGCGATCGGACTTGCTTTTACGGCTGCAAGTGGTTTGCTCGCACCAAAGCCACAAGGGCCGCAACAAGCGCCAGAGGCAATACAAACAGCGGATATACGCGGTCAGACACGGTTTGCAGAGCTGTACGGCTTTGACAGTCTTCAGGATCTTGCCACGCTTGGCAGCATTATCCCGCTGGTGTTTGCAAGGCAAAAAGTAGACCCATCAGATCCGAACAAGGTTATTGGCGGCATCCGAGTTAAAGGGATGCTGCTGTGGTCGCAACTAATTAGCCAAGGCTCTCACCAAGAGCTGAGAATGTTGACGACGCTCGGGCTATCGCAAATAGGCGATCCTGGCTCACCACCTGATGCTGCGGGTCTTGCTATTGGGGATCAACTGCTAAGGAACTATCAAGAGGCAAAGTTCGCCGCATATTTTAAAAACAATGATGTTGATGGCGGCAGAGTTACAAACACTAACTTGCTTTCAGGGACGCTAACTGAACTTCCTTACGAGGACGTGTTCTTAGCATTTGACAGGGAGCCCTCTGTTAATAATTTTAGCCCAATGTTGAGCGGCACGAGAACGCCAGGGTCGCAACGTGCGTTTGGCGTACATTCTCCAATCTCAAACGGTGCTCCGTACTTTTTGCCTTACGACTTAGTGCAAGTCTTCGACGACGAAGAGTCTTTGCTCAATAAAAGGCAAAAAATTAACGGTCCAGAAGGCACCGGACACTCTCGTCCGTATAGCTCGCGTCAGGGGATGTTCTTCCTGAATCGGGTTGGCCCTGACAGTGATGGTTCTTCCTACAACGCTATTGCAAGCGGTGCTGACAGTCTACGCATTAGGCGAGGTGATCGTCTTCAGTTTAGAAGCTCTGAGGTGCGAGAAGATCCAGATTCGTTCCCGCCTCATGGTTTGGATGACGTAAATACAGCAATCGACAATAGAATTTCTCAGGCAGACTCGCTTATTAATGTTGGCGATTTATTCGCTTTCGGCAGTTCTATCATCAGCTGTACGGTGCGACCTCCACAGCCGTTCGACAAAACCAAATTAGAAAATCTCGACTACCAATTCGTTTGCGAAGAGGAGGGGTTTGGCTACTTTATTGACCCTGACAATGATCCATTCGTTGAAGGCAACGCGCCGTTTGGGATGCATCTGCAACGCATCGACATTGCCTGCGTAACCAACAATCGTAAATGTAATCAAACTGAGATCGGCATTAAAAGCGAAGTCTTTAAGAGGGTTGAGGGTTTTGCAAATGTGCAGTCTGAGCCGCCAAAAGCCTTGCTGGAAGAATACGAAGATGATAAGCAATCGTTCCAGCTTGGCCGCGTCAGCACGTTCCAAACGCGCTATAGCTTTTTTAAAATTTTTGTGAGAGAGGTGGGTGGTTCTGTTGCGTCATTTAGGGATATCTCTGCCGGTCAAGTTTTTGCTGTCAAAGGTGACAACCCCCAGCCTCAATACAACACAATTCGCATAAATCATATTGAGGGGCAGTTTGAGTTTCGCCTTGTACCAGTAGCCGGTACGTTTGCAAATGGCCTCTATGTAAACAAAGCAGGCCAATCCAACAACGTGCAGTTGTTGCAAGGTGGTGGGCGGGCAACAGTTAATGTCAACAACAATGAGTTTATTATTAGTTACACCGGGTTCCCTGCAAGGGTCACAGAAACCAAAGCATCAAACGACGAGTTCAAGTTTAAGCGTGTCGAGCAAGGTGCAACTGTTTCGGGCCAAGTTCTTGCTTTTGATAGATACGAAATCGGAGAACTGCCTGATGGTGCTGACTGGGAAATCGCGGAGGGGCCTGAGCATAAATACGATTTTGTGAATCATCACCTTACAACTGGTGTCCTTGTCAATGTTGACAACCCAGGCGACCGAGGCGCTGTTTATGCGGCTTGGAGAGGCACAATTCTAGATACAGAGAGCAATGAGTTTGGTTCTGTGTTTCAGTACAGACTCAGCGATTTTGTTCAACAAATTCCAGCCGAAACAAGGTTCATCACAGAGGTTCCTGGCAGGCTTGTTCGCACAAGCGGCACTAATGATTTCTATGTTGAGCTGAACCCCAACGGGACTTTGTTAAGTGCGTTTTACGATAGCAACAATGTTACTTTACAAACGCAAGATCCGACTTTGCCAGATGATGTAACTAAGTTGTATCGCGTGGGAACAGACGGGCAAAGTGAAACCGTACAGATTGCAGCTGGTATAAGCGATGGCCCAGAAGGCGCTCAATACGACCCAAATACGGCTGGTTTTTACTATGGCGTCTGGGAAAGAAAAGCTGACGGCATCCGTACGGGCCTTTGGAACGGGCAGATTGTCCCTTTAAAAAACGAAAGCACGCTTACTGCTTCAGATTTTGTCAATAACGTCGCGTATGTTATTGGCACTTTTCAAGTGTTTAACGCTGCTATCAACTGTGATGTTTACAGCATCAAGCGCAAGTTTTACACGCCGCCTGGCACTACTAGGTATTTCAAAAGCATTGAAAAAGTGAGCACTAAAACCATTAGAGTTGCCCGTAACCTGTACAAGTTGGGTCGGTATGAATTTGATACAGAAAATTTCCCTATCATTGATGGCCCAGATATTTATACCCCAGCAAATGACGACCAGCTTGACGGGTCCGGCTTAAAAATTACCGCGTCAAGTCTCAATGATGGTCACTGGACGTGGGGAATTGTAGACCCTGGCTCTGGCTACACGCAGGACAAAAAAGTTCTTTTTGAGTTCCCTGACTCAGATGATCCTGAGGTAGAGGTGTTGCTCAAGATTACCCAACTAGGCTCAGAGGTTATTGACTCAGAAGAGCGTGCTTTGAATGTCAAAGATGCTATTGCTGATTTTCCCAAGTACGAGCAAGAAAAGACAAGTCATCAGGACGGGCCAGAGCACTCTGTGGTGTTTGTTAACGAGATGATTCGACCTGATAAGCGAAAGCCAAAGCAAGGTGCTGCTCAATACAACGACTTGTCGCTTTTAGGTTTGCGCCTTCAGGCAGGCAAAGACTGGACATCAATGGGTCAATTAAGTGCTTATGTAAAACAAGGCATCCAGGTTGATCGACTGATAACGGACGCTGGAGCAGACTCTGCCGAGAACGCCTTAAAAGCATCAACAAACAATTTTGCTGAGATTGCGTATAACCTTTTAGTCAGCGACAGGCTTGGGGCTGGCAAGCGCATCCCTAAAGATACCGTAGACCGCGATTCAATAACGATCGCCGCTAAATTCTGCCGAGCAAATAATTTTACGTTTGACGGAATCATTGAAGACAAGACATCAGTCAGGGAATTTATTTTTGCTAATGCCGCGTTCAATCTTCTAAACTTTTCGATTGTGGGCGGCAAGTTTTCGCTAACGCCTGCGGTGCCTTATAACACGAGCGATTTTAGGATTGATCCTGCCAAGGTAGTTAGCAATGACATTAAGGCTCTGTTTACTGACGGCAACATGAAAGACATGCAGGTCAACTTCCTGCCTGCGCAAGATCGTCAGCCAACTAAGATTACTGTTGCTTACAGAGAGGAAAAGGAAAACGGTTTTGCATCACAAAAGATGATTCAAGTTCGCTTAAATGATGGCAACGGAGGGTCAGATGCTGACCCAGAAGAATACATTGACATGACCAAGTTCTGCACTAGAAGCGATCACGCACAAACCATCGCAAAATATAAACTCTTAACAAGAAAGCATAGTAACCACTCGATCTCTTTTAAGACGACTCCGAGCAGTGCGCTAACGATTGCACCTGGCGACTTCATCAAAGTTGTCTCTAAGACAACTCATACAAGCCGGTTTAATAATGGCAGTATTGACCAGCATGGCGGCATCACGTCAACAACACCTCTTAACGACAGTGACGGCACGTCTGTCTTCTACTGGAAGCCCGGTTTTGCAGAGGTTGAAGAAGGCTCTCTATCTGTGACCGGCAGCAAGACAGGCGATCCTGCGTTTTTTGGCTCAATCTTCACCGTGAAAATGCAGAACCAAGAAAAACGTGTCTATCGCGTGACTAGCATTACGATCGACGATGAGGGTTTTGTTGACATCAGTGCCAGCCATGAGCCTTTGACTAGCAATGGGACGCTGGCTACGATTGACCCTGATCCAACGCAGTTCACAGTAACGGGCGGATGACAGCAGTTAGCTTTCCAGCGTTGGTTCCTACTAGCCGTTCTTACGCGCCTGGGGTTTTCCCTGAGCAGCAGTTTCAGTCACAGAATGGCGCTGTGGTTCGTGTGCGTTATGGCAATCAGCGATACAGCAGCAGCCTCTCTTTGTCTTTTGCCAACATCACTGATGAAAACGCCGCACTGATTCTGCAGAATTACGTTGACGTGATGGATGACGACAACTACGCAGAGTTCACCGCTAGCAACGTTGCAGCCGGTGCATCTGAGGCGTTGACCCCTTGGATCAGGGAAACTAACAGCCTTTTGAAGTGGAAATACGCATCACCGCCGTCAGTTACGAGCGTTAAGCCAGGACTGTCTACAGTGACGTGTGAGTTCATTGGCGAGCTAGAGGGGGCTGAGCAAGATGGCTAAGTATTACGCCGGGCAAGATGGCAGCGTTGAACTTGGAGGCATCGCAGTCGCCAAGGTTGTGCAGTGGTCATTGACTGCCAACACTGATGCGCTTGAGGTGACGGTCCTGAATGAAGATGTGCGGACTTTCACTACTGGCGTTCGCACCGCGTCTGGTGCGCTAACGGTTCTGTATTACGACGACGCGCCGGTAAAGCTGTTAAATCAGGTCAACCAAGACACGACAGCAGACCCCTCAATTACATCGACCGCCAGGCTAAAGCTGAAATTTGACGATAAGTTTTTGGAGTTTGACGCGGTGCTGACCAGTGCCGAGCTGGCCTGTGTCGTCGGTGAAGTGATGCGCGTGAACGTGAACTACACAATGAGCGGTGATTTCACCAGCAAGTCGCTATGACCGTTTTTGTAGGCAATTCAGGCGTCGTTAAGCTGCGGCGCAGCACCCCATCAACTGCCTTTGCCAGCACGGTTGATCCAAGCGATGTCAACGTAAGCAAAAAACGATTTAGCTTTGACTTCCCTCAGGAAATGCTGCTGACAGGGGATCTGCTGCAGATCAAGAGCACCAACGGTGCAAACCTTGCGTTTATTGATGCTTCAGGTTGGGATGGCGGAAGTCAGTTGCCGGATGGTAACTGGTACATCAACGTTGACGAGCTTGGCGGCATCTGCCTTTACGACACGTTCGCTAATGCGTTGAACGGTGGCAGCACAGGCAAGATCACGCTTGCTGCAATCACAACCGCTATCCCGATTGAGGTCAAAAGCGTCCAGGCTGAATACAACATCCTTGGCTTGGTTCGTTCTTTTGAGCTGAACAACGACCGCGAGGTCGTAGACATAACTGCCCTGGGCGATGAGTTCCGCAAAAACGAAAGCAGCCTGATCAGCGGCAGCGGCAGCATTGAGTGCCAGTTCCACTACGACCCAGACATAGCTGGTTTAACGGTTGACTCAGACGTGCCCAGCTATCTGCACGAGTTGATCCTGCGGCAAAAGCTTGGGGCAGAGTTTGACGCCGAGCTGCACATTGTGCAGAAAGGTAAAAACCTAGACGCAACTGGAGACCAGTTTTATTTTGAGTTCAAAGGCATTGTGACTAACGCTGCGATCGGCCTAGGGACAGGCCAGCTGACGGTTTCTAACTTTAATTTTGTAACCACTGGTGCCATCACTCCAAAGCTTGGAATTGGTATTGTCACCAGCTACGTCCTGAAGGAAGACACTGACCGCATCCTGCTTGAGCAGCCCGGCAGCGGTAAGCTAGAGCTTGAAACTGACTAGACCCGCAGGGGGGTTAGGCAATGGCCGATCAGAAGATTACAGCCCTGAATGAGCTGGCTGAAGCCGACGTAGCTTCGACTGATGTTCTGCCCATTGCCGACGTAAGCGCAAGCGAGACCAAGAAGGTCAGTGTTAAGAGCCTGGTTGAACAGGGTGTTGACCTGATTGATGACGGCAGTATCCCGTCAGCGAAGTTAGCGGCGATTACGCCGAGTTCACTTGGCTCTAGCTCGACAGCCAAAGAGTTTATTGCTGGCCCAACCAGCGAAGGTGGTGCGTATAGCTCACGAGTTATCGCCTCTGGTGACTTGCCGGTTGCAACTGATTCAGCGTTAGGCGCTGCTGCTGCTGGCACGGGCTTAACTTCAACGTCCGGCACGTTTTCTGTTGATGCTGCAACTGCAGCCAACATTGGTGGCATTAGTGTCCCTTCTGCCTCTGGCCTCAGCGTCGATGGCAGCGGTGTCATTTCTCACCAATCCAGTGTTACTGGTCAGACCAAAAACGGTTTCACCGTCAACGCTTCCGGCCACATCACTGCTGTTGGCAGTATTGCCGCAGGTGATCTGCCAAAGGCGACAAGTTCTACTGTTGGCGGCGTTTTTATTGGCAGCGGCCTGAGCGTTACCGCTAGCGGCCAGCTAAATCACACCGACACCATCACAGCTGGAACGACCAGCGGCATCACGTTTAACAGTGAAGGTCACATCACGGCAACAACCGCGTTGACCGGAACTGATCTGCCCTCAAGTACCACAAGCGCCAAGGGCGGCGTGTCTGTTCCGTCAGGTGCTTTGTCAGTAAATGGCTCAGGCGCTCTTACCCATGACAACTCAGGTGTTACCGCTGGCGATTACGCAAAGGTCACTGTTGATGCTCGTGGTCACGTCACTGCTGGCACTACGCTGTCTGCTTCTGACATCCCAGATTTAAGCGCAGCAAAAATTACTTCAGGCACGATCGGAACATCTCTGATCGCGAACGATGCTGTGACCGGCGGCAAACTTGCTAACGGTTCTAGCGTCAGATTTGCAGGCGCTCCAGACACAAA